TGGACTCGTTAATCTTCTTCCCGATCTCATTGAGCGCGTCAAGGTTTGTCGCCTTGTCAAACTCGTCAACAAACTTCTGGACATGTGGCGGAAGCACCGCGTCGTCGAATACTTCTGCGGCAGCCTTGGCAACCGACTTCGACGAGCCGCCCTTGGCCTTGATCTCATCGTCAGAAGCAATCCGCTTTGACGGAAGCCCAGCCATGACCAGCGCGCGACCAACTGCAGATGTTTCGCAGTTTTCGATTTCCGATCCGCGAGTGTACGGAGTTGCGCCTGGAATCTGCATGGCGCTATGTCCAATGCCTGCTGGACGATCGTCCACAAAGCCAAGCCTTTCGTCAAGCCCGTTGTCTTCCTTGACGCCGCGATAGGCTCGCGCCTCAATGACCACGCGCTTTTCGGTGTGCTCGACAATTCTTGTTTCAATGCGAGCGTTTGGGTACGCCTCGTACCACGCGCGAATGCGCTCCGCGACATCAACGTAATCCTTAAGTGCGCTCTTGTCAAATGCCATTTTCTTCCCCCTTCTTTAGATACTCATCGAGGTCTTCAAACAATTTGACCTCATCAATCCCCAGGAACTCAGAAATCTTTTTCCGCATTGGCCCACTGATAGGAGCCTGTCCATACTGCACCTGATTCAGGTACCCATACGATACCCCAAGATGCCTTGCGATGTAGCGGCGCTTGATTCCCGTTTCCTCAAGGAGTTTCCATACCCGTGCAGTTTTCTTCCTTTGGATAATCCTTTGCTCCGCAAAATTAGGTCCCGTTTGCTTCATTAACTTTCCTGGCTTTCTAGAACCGGGTTTGTAACCCAGTCCTCCATTGCAATTGAGATACCCCTTCTATACGACAAAATCTCGTCGTAGTCAACCAAGCCATCCAAGTCGTTAGATGCCGCGTTGGCGGCCTCGAACGCGATAATCTCTTTTGGCTTTACTTGTGCGCCATTTTCAAGCGAGTGCTTCAGATACTCCAGGAACTTCTTCCGTCCGAGCATCATCAGATCCATTTCCTGCATCTTCGTTCTCCAATCCCCTGCCGTGTGCTGTGCAACGGTCAAGAATGCATTTAGAGGAAGACGATGGCCCAGACGCAGAAACGTCCTCGGACCTCATCACCCTGCCCCCAGGGCTGCAATGAGCGTTGGGGCAAAAGTACGAACGCGACGATAGCTGAAACAGCGAACCGCCACATGCGTAGCAAGAAACCCCTATTGATCCCCGCATGCTCCCTCCTTTAGAGTATCATCTTACTTGATGATATCACCCTTCGTCAAGCGGGAATTGGGGACGCAGGCAATATGAAATTTCTGATTGCCTCTTTTCACAATAGGGCCTAGGCCCCTACCGATGATGCCAGCCGACTTGGCCATGCATTGACGGTTGTCGCACTTGGCCCTAGGAAAGTCATTCACTTCGATCATACTGAAACCCCTCCAGATACTCATACAGCGCCTCTCGCCACTTGCGGGAAGACTCTGTTTTCATTCTATGATGCCATCCGCACAGCGTCACCAAATTCCACATCTCGGATGGTCCGCGCTTGCCAAAACCTGAATTGAACACATGATCTAATTCAAGGATGATCTGACCGCCCGGCCCAAACTGGCTGCCGCATTCTTCATGCATTCCAACTCGCGGCCCGACACAGCCTCGGTCGCGGTCAAAAACATCCTTCCTCATTTTTGGCGTAACAGGATCTTTGTGTGCCATTATGCCTTCTTCGAGCGCTTGGCTTTCTTTTTAGGCTGCTCCGGCTCTTCCATCTGACGAGCTGGCTGCTTGACGCCATCTGCCTTCATGACGCGACAGGGGATACAGAAGCAGGGCTGTTGATGATAAAACTTTTCAGCCATGCGCGACTATCGCTTTCGCTCTTTAGCCTCGACAGATCGCATGACCTTGTTTGACCAAGCCTTGCCAGGATCTCCGCCCCAAAGGGCCCAAGCAATTCTGCCAGCCGAAGGGAATCCCTTCTGTCCTGGCGACCAGCCCTCGCCCTTCTTGTCAACTTCGTGTCGAGCAAGATACGCACGCATCTTTCTTACGCGAGGAATGGTCATCTTGTTGGAGATAAGCATTCTTGCGGTTACCTGTCCTGGGCCGATTCCGCCTCGACCAAACTCTCTTCTCCAGTCAAGACCACGACGGGCTTCTGCCCGCACACCAGCCGGAACGTTGAGGTTAATCGTGTCTGCTTTGTAAATCTCAGTCTCAATAATCTCTGGAATTGCAGCACCTGCTGCGCGGTAGATATCAGCGTTGCCTGGGTCGTATTGAGAAACGATGGCCGCGCCAGCTCTGCTGATCTGTCCAATTCTGCTCTTCTTGTAATAGTCCATTGACCCGACTGGGAAGGTGCTCTCCTCAACGGAGAAATCAAACCCAATCTCAAGAAGCTGCTGCTTTACCTCTTCGACCTTTCCCTTTGTTGATGTGATGGCAATTACGCTAACGCCAGACTCAACAAGATCGTCAAGGGCGTCAATCACATACGCCGGGCATTCGTCGGAGAGAACAGATTCCGCATTGACGATTGCAACCTGCTTTTGCGACTGCTGATTCGAGTTCATGCTTGGATTCGGTTTTTCTTCAAGTTGCTCTTTTCCTGTTTCTGGCTTCTGGCTGTTTGCGCCATCATTTCCGTTGCCACCGTCAGGGCCATCTGGTCCGCCATCCGTTGGCTCGTCTGGCTGATCTGGGTCGCCGACTTTACCCTTCAGGTAAAGCTCGTAGTATCTAAGTGGCATGTATCCAAGCGGGCTTGGCATCCACACCTCATCGCCCATTTCCCCGACGCCCTCTTGACCCCGCTCCTTGAGCGCGTCGTTTAGTCTGAGCCATGGAAGACCGGCAAGTGCGGACTTGTAATATTCAGCAACAACCTGAGCGGACTCTCGGCCAACATCTGTATAAACAAACCGGAGATTCCTGTCATAAAGCCAGACAACCTCTCGGGTCATGTAGTCGGCAATAAGCTCGCACAGCGGGGCAATGCCGTTGTCAGCGGTGAACGCAGCGCCGTACTCGGACGTGCTCTTGTTCACATCGAAGTTAAGCCCGATGTCTTGTGGCTGAACGCCAAACACCGCGCAAATCTTTCGTGCCAGATAAATCTGCCATTCCATAAACTGCATGTCGCGGTTTGACTGCGCCATTGGAATCCACTTGACTCCCTTGCCACCGCCAGTGATTGCGGTCTGGCTCTTTCCGGCAATTTCGCCTTCCCAATAATTCTTAAATGCGTCAACCTGGTCTGGTCGCACACCCTCGCCAAGGTCAATAATTCCAGGCGGTGTTGCCTGCTCCACAATATTGTTGTTGTACTTTGCCGCTCGAAGGTCCGCCTCAATGGTCTCGGCAAGAACCTCTAGCGGGGAAAGCCCAAGCGGTGAATAGGTAACCCTATTCCCAACAATTACAATCATCTCTTCATTAAGGTATTCGCCAATGATCTTTCCGGTCTCGTCGTACTCAAAGTATCTTGGCTTCTTGAGATTTGAACCGTCCCAATCTGGGTCAAATGCAATGCGCGCCCCGTCTTTTGGCCAGAGGCTCTTTATGGGTCGACCAGTTCTTCCGGCCCTAGATCCGACAGTGAATTCTTTTTCAATGCAGCCCTGGTCAAGAACGAGAACGTCCTCAACAATTGGCTCAATAAAAGACCGCCAAGAATCCATTCTTGTGTTTGGATCTCTTAGCAAAGCCTTAATCGCTTTTACATTGGCCTCATTGACTTCACCGCTGCCGTCAATACTGACGATGTCCCACTTCGCGCGGCTGATCTGCTGTCGCCTAAGATTAATCGCAGATCGAATCCATGGGTTTGTTCTTGACCACTTGCGCAGTTGATTTACTGATCGCTTTTGAACGGTTCCCTTGCCAGCGCCGCGAGCATACGGCTGGGCATCGTAATTTGGAATAAGGATTGCATCCTTAAGTAGCTGGGCGTCAACCTCTGATTGTGCAATCTTTTCTTGCTGCTGTCGCTTCTCCCATGGCATCATTACCATAGATTTTCCTCCTTTGGCTTTCTGGTGCGCCAAGAACGAAGCGCCCCAGATACTGCAATTCCATCAAGGTCTTTATTCACAATTGATCTGGCCTCCGAATAGTTAAATGGTATCAAACGAACGCCGTCGACAATTCCGACGCCGCGAAACGATGGGAGTCTACCCCACCACTTTGGGACAACGAATCTACCGTCCTCAAATTGAAGCTCTATGCTTTCGTTAACGTCCAGCATCCTCTTCGCCTTCCCCAGAGTCCTCGGTCTCGTCAGATTCACCAATAGCAGCTATTGCCATTTCGAGACCCATATAGTCAGACATATCTGTTGGGTTTTCTTTTCTGAAAGTTTCCCAAAAGCCATCGTACTCTCTGTCTTCGGAATCTTCCAGCCTTACGAGTTCTTCTTCCACGTGGCGCTGATACTTGATTTGCTGCGGAACGCTTCTCTTTACCCTTGAGAGAACCTTATGGCATTGAGGGCAGACGGAGTACCTCTTTTGGCCCTTTGCCCTTGGGACCATTGGCTCCGGTATCAGCTCGATTTCGTGATGATCCTCGCCGACCATGATTGTACATAGGGCGCACCTTGGGTGAGCCCTATGTATCTCCTCATACCTCTTCATGACTGGGGCGAGCATTTTCTGGATCTTGCGCATGGCCAACACAATGCCCAGGATGCCAGCCTCGGCACCCCGTAATTCAATGCATAGCTCGCACTTGACCGCGGTGTTATCACACATGTCAAGATTATACATCAACCGTCAAGTAAATCTTATGACCGCTATGATAAATTCACGTAGGAATCAAGGGGCTTGCAAAATGGCCCCATAGGGGAGATTATTTGGAAGTGCTTATACGGGACTATCTGCTGACACCGGCGTCTAACAGGGGTCTCGAGCGGTCTTCCGCAAAATACAGCAATTGGGGGGTTTACCTTGGAATTTAAAATTTATACCAACGCTCTAAAGGCCTACGAGACCGAAGACGGCGAGCGATATGTTGCAGGGACAACCTCATCGACAATTAGGGATCTCCACGGCGACGAGATGTCGCTAGACGCCTTGAAGACCATGGCGGAGACTGCAAGACAGAATATGACGGTCTTCCTAAATCACAACTACAATGTTCCCGAGGACCTTTTTGGTTCTGCTACTAGCGCCGAGATCGTAAAGCGATATGACCGTGAGACAAACGAGGAAGTGTACGATCTTGACCTTAACATCCGAGTTGTCAACGAGGACGAAAACCCAGAAGCTCTTCGCGCATATCGAGCAATAAAGCGCGGGGTAAAGCTCGGCCTTTCTATCGGGGCGCGAGTTGAAAAGGCCAGACGAAAGGCCGCAGAAGGCGACAAGCCAGAATCAATTGTCATCGAAAAAGTTCGCCTCCTTGAGGCGAGCGTTGTTGGAATTCCAGCAAACCAGAGATCATATCTTCAGAATGCTATCAAGAGCCTGAAGTCTGCTCCAGAAGTTGACAGCGATGTCTTCTCTGAGCCATCAGACGAAACAAAAGCATACAAGCATCGTGTTGGAGAAATGGTCAGCTGGGGGTCCAGTGGTGGCAGGGCAACCGGCAAGATCACAAGAATTGTTTCCAACGGCAAGCTTGAGGTGCCGGATTCTTCTTTTACAATCAATGGCACACCGGAAGACCCAGCAGTGCTTATAAGAGTCTATAGAGACGGGAAGCCAACAGAAACACTTGTTGGCCACAAGATGTCTACGCTCAGAAGCGCAAAGGATGCCACGGAGATTATCGACAGCATTAAGGCTGTCGATATTGAGGGAAATGCCTCGCCGGAGGTTGCTCCGCTTGCTGGTTCCCCTTATAACCTTCTTATCGAAGAGGGGACTGATGTCGAAGACACCGATGAGGAAGACGACAGCGCGGAGAAGTCCGCAGTTAAGTCTTTTGGATTCGGTGACTTTGTTGCTTGGCAAAACACCGATGGTCCTGGTGGCTACGGTGAGGTCGAGCAGGTCGTCAAAGACGGTTCTGTTGTGGTTCCAAAAACAAATGAGGAATTCGCAGCAGTTCCAAATGATCCGGCAATCTTGGTGCGCGTTTGGGCGCAGAAGTCTGGCGATGGATACAAGCCAACAAGTGAATTTATTGGCTTGCTCTCATCGATGGTAAAGAAGGTAAAGGGCCCAGGCGAAGGCGCTGAAGACGCCCCAAGCCAGACGTCCACTCAGATTCCGGGTCTTGAAATTCTTCCCCCAGGGACAGTTCCTGGTGGGGCAAGTGCACAGGAGAAGTCAATGGATATCGAAGAGAAGAAGACACGTGTGACCGTTACGGTCAGCACGGACGCAGATGATAAGCAGCCAGCTGCCGCATCTGTTGCCCCCTCCGCTCCGGATGCGGCAGCCGCGGAAACTAACGAGTCACCAGAGGAGATTAAGGCCTCTGGCGATGACGTAGCGGACGGAGAGGTTAATGAGAAGGTTGATGACGTTGAGGATTCCGCAGAGGAAGAGAAGGAGGCT